CCATGCTGATTCTTCAATGTCGGCACACTCATCCATCACCAGGAAGTCTATACCAACCCCACGCAGTGAGTCTGGGTTGTCCGCACCCCTTAGACATATCCTTGATCCGTTCTTGAGTGTTATGGTCAGTTCTGCTTCGTTGATCTTCTTGACCCAACGCAGGTCCTGTAAAATCTGTTTCAATTTTATCCATGATATCTGTTTGGCCTGTCTGTATGATGGACAAACTATCCAGCAGACCCTACCCGGTGTTCTTGCCACATAACACACTTCTCTGATTGCTAATGTTGTCTTTCCAAAACGCCTGCCGGTCACTAACACACGGAATCGTCTTTCGTCCTGTGATACTATTGTCTGTGGTTCGGATAATTTCATTGGTTTGCCATGTTGTTTAATATATTTACTATCAAACAGTTATGGTGCTACTAAAACAGTGTGTGGAATTATTTGTCTGTTTCCCAAGGTAGAGGTGCTGTGTTCTCTTCGTCTGTGGGTGTGTCTTTCTGATCCAGGTATTGTTTGCCCATCCAGATAAGCATTCGGACATCGCCCTGTAGTGCTTTCTCCATCTGTGCTCTCCTCAAAGATCTCTTGCCTTCTGAACGACCCTTGTCTATTATACCTGAATATCTTTTCTCAAGTGTTGTCACACTCGTGCCCGCCACGTCTGCTATCTCTTTGTATGTGCAGTGTAGGGTGGCTAGTTTGAATATTAGATCCCTGTCTAGTTTGTAATGCTTTGGTGCGTCAGCCATTATGCTTGTTTGTCCTCTACCACTATCCTGAAGTGTCTCGCATCTGTGTTGCCTTGTGATGTCACAACCTTGGCTTTGATGTTGTAGATGTTGCCGTCAGTGCCACCATCCATTCTAATGTTTGTGATGCCACCTGTTATGGTCACGTCAGTGCCTGCGTTTGTTGGCAGTGCAAGTGGTGCCGCATCGCCTGAAATTGTTTCGATTGTGACCGTGCATGAACTTAGACTGTCACCTGCTGGCAACCAGTCTGACCAATCAAGTCCATATTGCACATTGGCTTGTGGATCTTTGGTGATGAATAATCCCTTGTTGTCTGATTTGAATCCTGTTAGGTTTGCCATCTATGTTTCGCTCCTCACTCTTGGTGTTGAAAATCTATTTGTAATTGACGGTATCTTAAGTTTGTGTGTCCTTGTTTCTTGCATAATTCCTACCAGTCTGTTTTCGTTGCTGATAGTATTTAAACGATTTTCTGCCATTATCGCCGTTATTCTATTTTCACTTGGTATCACTATCGTTCTTGTTTCTGCATCTACCGTTATTGTGTGGAACGGATCTGCCTGGATTAACAGTCTACCTACATTTAAAGTGGTTGCAAGTGCATTTAAAGTGAATCCAACCTCAGGTCCATACTTGACTTGACCAACGAAGTTGGTTGTGAATGCACTCGGTGCCGTGTCTTCGATGTCATACTTGACGAACACGGTTGAAAGGCCAAACGTGAATGCACTTGATATCGCGACTGGCTGATTGAACAACAGTGTGTCTGTGACAGCAAGTGTGAAAGCGGAACTTAAAGTAAGTGGCAGTATGTTGTCCAGGAAGTCAACGTCACTGACAGCAAGTGTGAATGCTGATGACATTGCCTGTGTGATATCAATGGTTCCTGTTGCTGTGGCCGATACGGTGAATGCACTTGACATGGCGCTGGCACCAAGTAGCTGGAAGGCCGCACCGTCGTCTATCGTGAATGCTGATGATAGTGCCGCGGCACCAAATAATTTTTTAAGTGGGACGACGCTGTGTGTGAATTCACTCGCGAAGTTGAGTCCGATGGCCCATGTGCTGAATTTCCAGGTGTCCCAACTGCCCTCATCTCCTGCCCATGTTCCAAACGTCCAAGTGTCCCAGTCACCCAGTGTAGCGTCATCCCATTCGTATTCGTCCTCGAGTGTGTATCCTGCAACCGCGTAGTCGCTCAACACATATCTGTCTAGTGCTGTGTCTCGCAATAGGTCACTCCAACGGTAGTCCCCGGATATGTCAAATATTGCTTTGGCGGTGGCTGACACGGTGGAGGCCGATGCCTGTGTGATTGTGTTGGTCCCCAATACTCCAACTTTGAGTGTTGGTGTGGTTGCAACAGTGAAAGCACTTGCCATGGTCAATGCGTCCATTGGCACGAAGTTGAAAGTTGTGGCCTGTAGTGTGAAAGCGGAAGACAATGCAACCACTGGTTTGTAAATTACTTTTGGTGTCACTGCCAATGTTGAAGCAGTTGTGACTGATGCCGTTGCGAATGCGAAACACTCGGATGCCTCAGACACGGTGAACGCACTTGACAGTGTCAGTGCTTCTATGCCAATAATTTTAGTTCCTGCACCTGCGAAAGTGAATGCTGATGCGAAAGGTGGCAGTGTGTGACTGCTGTCAGAGGCATTGATTACAATGTCATCTCCCTCCCACGTCTTCTCGATTGTTGCAGTAAGTGTTGGGAGATGGTTCTGCATACTGAACGTAGCTTGGTGCAGGCCATTGCTGTTGTTGTTGCTGGTGTTCAATTGGAACTTGGCGACCATGTCTTGCAAGTCATTCCTGCCAGTGCCAACACCAAGCACGGATGCATCTGAACCTGTTATGAAATGATCATTCAGACCCTGTGTCTGTGCTGTCCCAGCCTGGTTGTTCTGAGTCTGTGTGGTGCCGCCGCCTATGGCACTGGTGAAGGAGAACACCGGCATGGTCACCGACATTCCAACACCACCACTGATCGTTTGTGCGTTTTGTGTCAGTCTGAAAGACTTGAATCTTAAGGAGTTCCTGGTCGCAGGATATATTCCGTTGGCCGCCAACCCTGTTTGATCTGCGAATGTGCTTGATAGTATCTCAGATTTTGGAGCAGTGTTTGAAAGTGTGAGTGCCCTATTACTATCAAAATCTACACCCTCGCCCGATGTCTGTGAGAATGAACTCGAGGAGATGTTGAGACCGGTTGCTACGGTCTGGCTAATTCTGATTGCTCGTGTAGTTGCCACAAGGATTACCTCCCTATGCTAATGATACTGTAAGGTTCCCTGAGCTTACTGTAAATTGGTCTCCAGACGATACAGTTTTTGAAGTTGTAAGTTGTCCAAAGAACAAAACATTTCCACTTGAAGACGCATCAACGACTGCTATGCAGGTCACTGTTGCTCCTGATGTGGCCGCGTTGTTGTAGTTGGCCGTCGCCACTGGGAAAGTCACAGTAGAGTTGGAAGCCGCTGATCCACCTGATGCCGTCGCGAAGTTGACTGCCTGTCTGGCGTAGTCCCCTGCGTTGACTTCGTAGTGGCCCCAGTTGCCTGAGCCTGAAGTTGAGTTTGTTCCTGATTCCAATGCAGTCAACACAGTAGAGGCAGTTCCTGCGAACAGTGCCACGTGTAGTGCTGATGAAGGTGTGTAGTTTCTAGCTGTCTCACCCAATACATGGTCAAGGATTTCTAATTCTAAATAGTTCGATGCCGCTGACATAGTTGTTTCTCCTTAATTGTTTGTTATAACACTTTTATTTATTGCTTATGCTGTTAATAATCTTATCTTATCGTCGTCGTAGAACAACACTGCCCTGTCGTCGCCCCATCTAGATATCCTTGTCTGTTCAATGTTCCAAGCACTGCCTTTTGCTATCCTGAACACCTCTGACAGTGTGTTTGTTGAATAGATGTATTTCATGACTATAAGTGAGATTGTTTATGATATTCTAAACACGATTGTTCCACTAACTCCTACCGTGCCACTTGCCGCTTGTAATGTTCTTATTATACCTTTTGGGTGTGTGGCACTTGTCCAACTAACTGAACCAATTGTATATGGAAATGTTATGTGATTAAAATTATATGAGCCACTGTCGCTTTGTGCTGTAATAGAACTTTGATTAGTAAAACTGGATATCCCAAGACCTACTTTCCAAACGCCCATTCCACCCACTAATGTGAATGCGGCACTCCCACTAAAATTACAAGATTGAATTACTAAATCCCCTGATCCACTACCAGAGAGTTGAGCATAAGATCCATTTGCATCTGAATAGATAGATCCCATACCAGGTGATCCATTTTGCTCAATGGTATATGTTCCCATACTTCGTTGTGATGTGGTTGCAGAGAAACCAGTTACTGAAAC